GTATTGTTGGTGGTGGGACTCCAGTTGAGGTGGTAACACCATATCTAGCAGCTGACCTTGACTTACTGTATGTGGCTCAATCTGTTGATCAGCTATTCATTGCCCATCCTGACTATGCTCCTCGCGTATTAACGAGGACAGATAATACCACTTGGTCCCTGGACACATATGTCACTGACGATGGTCCATACTTGGACATTGATACCACTGGGAATAAGGCTCAATTCACTCTCACGTCTGACATCACCACCCTAAATTCCAATATCACAGCGGGGGCTGGAACAATCACCGTCACAGCCACCACGGCTCGATTCACATCCGGTAGTGTTGGCCAATACTTGACCAATTCCAGTCATGGCAACTTGTTTAAGATCGAAGCTTACTCGTCAACGACTGTGGTGAGTGGGGAGTGGATAGCTAGTAGTCAGATCATTAAGTATTCTGGCACCATGACTTTTGCAACATCCACATTAACGTCGAGTTATGCTACGTTTACCGCGTCTAGTGTTGGTAAGTATGTATACATTCCACTGACGACATCCTGGTATATTGTCACAGCTTATGTGAATTCTACCCATGCGACTGCCACGCTATTAACCACAAACTACTATAGCAATCTCACGTATTCGGGATCATCTGTTGGAACGTTTGTCTCAACTGATGTTGATCGTTATGTCGAGTATGTTCAAGGTGGTGTATATTATTTGGCAAAAATTCTCACAGTTGTGTCTGAGCAGCAAGTAACTGTCAAGGTGTTACCACAAATCTTTCTAAATGACGGGACTGTGGACATTAACATCACTGGAACTTCTCCCACTGTGGCTACGTCAAGTTTCACGTCTGTATTCGTTCAAAATGACATCGGCAAGTATATTCGTGACACCAATGCCCAGAAGTGGGTTCTTGCCACATCCTTTGTCAACTCAAGTAAGATGCAGGGAACTCTGCTTGATGTGATACCTTACGCATACCCAGCTACCACGATGACCCTGGCTGATGATCGCGTGATCACAGGCACATTGCAGTTTAATACTGCCACTCTGCAATTAACAGATGTTGGCAGTCATGTTCGGTTGGCATTTGGAAGTCAGTGGCGTTCTGCCACCATCACAGCTGTGATCTCACCATCACAAGCAACTGCGACATTGAATGACTACATGCCGTATGATACCATCAGTCCTCAGAATCTGTATAATAACGGATATGCTGACAATTTCAGATTGGGCTCATGGTCAGATACTAATGGATATCCATCGATCGTAGCATTCCATGATCAGCGGCTAATTTGGGCAAATACCCCACTTCAGCCATCCACGCTGTGGTTTACCCAACCAGCTGATTTCTATAACATGGCTCCAACATCCCTTGATGGTGAAGTCACAGCATCAAATGCGATCTATGCTACGATTGCATCTGGTAATGTTGACCCCATCACGTGGATTCGCTCAGGTCAAGTTCTACTCATTGGCACACTCAGTGGTGAGTATCAGATCAATCAACCTGGGCCTGGTGCTATCGCCCCAACCAATATCTCAATTGAGCAGCAGAGCTCGTATGGATCATTGACCCAGACTTCTGCGTTCCGCATTGGTGTTGCCACCATGTTCCTACAGCGCGGTGGTAGCAAGGTTCGTGAGATGCTCTACCAATTCCAGTTCAACTCATTCAATTCGAAGGACATCACGATCGTGAGTGAGCACATCTTAAGAAACAGGGATGGTGCCAAGGTCATGGCATACCAGGTAGACCCTGTCTCGCTATTCTGGATTGTTTGCAACAATGGTGACTTGGTGAGCTGCACGTATGATCGTGATCAGGACATCATTGCTTTCGCACCCCACACAATTGCTGGGGGCACTGTGGAATCAGTAGCTGTGGTCCCAAACACTGATCGGGACGATGTATACTTGGTTGTGAATCGCACAATCTCTGGTGGCACTGTTCGATACATTGAGATGCTATCATCACTGTTTGACACAGATTCTGGTGACACAAAAGCCACGATGAATTTCCTTGATAGCAGTGACACATACTCAGGATCAGCTGCCACAGTCATATCTGGCCTGTCATACCTTGAGGGGCAAACAGTATATGCGATTGCTGATGGTGTGCTACGTGGTCCATTCACTGTCACAAGTGGCTCAATCACCCTGCCAGTTTCAGCCACATACGTGACTGTTGGATTATCTTACACCTCAACTATTGAAACGCTCAGTCCTGACGGAGCGTCACAGATGGGGACGTCACAAGGTAAGCGCAAGACTGTCAAGGAGATTACTGCCAGAGTTAAGGACACCCTGCCATTCAAGCATGGTCCAGATTTAACGAATCTAACGTTAATTGATTCGGCTAACTTTGGCGCAGATCTATTGCCAGTAGCCAGCCAGAATTTGCTGACTAGTGGTGATGTTCGGTTCAGTCCTAATTTGGCCTGGGACCAACAGGCCACGTATTGCATTGTTCAAGATCAACCGTATCCAATGACCATCGAGGCATTGATGCCAACACTTATCTCAAATGAGTAATCCAATCGTCATGGAGAGTCGCGACTTCGAGTATCTCAATACGCTGTTGAGTGATAAGAAGATCGCTGATGCTGTGTCTGATGACGCATCACCAAAGCCTGGAACATTTGACATCCACATCTTTGATGTTGTTGGGGCTCACCTATTCATGGTGACTATTGACCAGGAGCAAGTTGGTATGTTTTACTTCTATCCAGTTACTCCTGGAGTGTGGGACATGCACACGTTGATGACAGAGAAGTGCCGTGGTAAGAGTGCACTGATTGCTGGAAGAACTGCTATTGCGATGATGTTTACTACCTATAATGCGGTGAACATCACTGGCCGATGCCCACACACGAATTTACCATCAATTGTATTTGCTGCCCACCTTGGATTTAAGCATGTTAAGACTGCTCAAGATTGGGTGAAGCGCGGATTTACTTACATGAGCACTTATTATGAAATAACCCGTAACCACTGGGAGGAATTATGCCACTCTTAGCCATTGCTGCTGTCGCCTTAGTTGCTTCTGCTGGGGTGAGCGCTTATGGTGCTTACTCATCTGGACAAGCCCAGTCAGACGCAGCTAACTTCAATGCGAAGGTTGCTGCGAATAATGCTGGGGCAGCTGCACAACAGGCCAAATTCGATGCGAATCAAATCTCTGATGAGACCAAGAGGAATGTCGCAATGCAACGCGCTGCGATGGCCGCCTCAGGATTTGACGCGAACTCAGGGACATTTACGGATGTCACAACCAACACCAAGCGATCTGGCGAGTTGAATCGCTTAGCCAGAATCTATATGGGGAGGCTTGGCATCAATCAACAGCGATCACAGTCTCAGTTGTATTCAGCTGAGTCTGGATACGCCTCAAAAGCCGGGTATGTTGGCGCCACATCCTCCATCCTCGGTGGAGTGTCTGGTGCCGCATCGCTAGCATCAAACCCCTCATTCCAATCATAATATGGGAAAAGAAGTAATAGGTAGTTATCCGTCAACCGCGATACTGCCAGTAACAGCTGATACTGGCGGACATGCGAGTGGCGAGGATTTTGGCGCCCAAGTTGGTGCGAGACTGGAGCAGCTTGGGAGCAGGCTGTCTCAAGCCTCTGCCACTGCCGCAGATATCGCCGAGATGCACTCACACATTGAGGCCCAGCAGTGGGTGTCCAAGACCATGGCTGACCATCGTGTGGAAGTTGACAAGTATATGTCTGATCCGAATAATTATTCGGACCCCAAGTTCGCTGAGAATGTGCAGAAATTGCAGGCTGACTCACTGCCTAAGTTGGAGAAGGACGCACCATCTGCTCTCGCACGAAATGCTCTTCGCAATGAGTATAATCAGTTCACCGCATCTCGCACGTCAGCGGCATACAAGACTCAGTCAGATGTCATGATGCAGAAAGGATTTAACGACTATGCGAACATGCCTGACACCATGTTGGACAACTATCGCACTAATCTTAAGAATCCTAACGTTGATGCCAGCGCTGATACGTTCCAGCAAACTGACAAGTTACTCAAGCGCATCGATCAAACATTTGGGGTGATTGCACCCACCATGGCACGTGAGCTGAAGGATCGCATCACCACTGACATGGTGTATGGCACTGTTAACACCAACCCAGATCTAGCTGAGAAATTACTTGATCGTGGAACGGTTGAGGGCAGAACTCGGCACACTCTGGAGAACACCATCTCGAATGCGCGTGAAGCCCAAACCATGGGATTCAAGCAAGAGGCCGCTGACGCAGTCAAGGGACTACTCACAAAAGCGGAGATGTTTCCTGACCAAGTTCAGAGGGGATTTCCAGCAGAATACTTTGAGGCCCATGGGTATAAGCCCAAGCAAGCAGCTGAGATGGCAACTAAGCTGCAATATCAACTCGATGTCAATAAGGACTTTGCCACCATTCGTGATCAAATCACTGGCTCTGATGAGGGAACTCTTGTCAAGAAGCAAAACGAACTCTACAACAACTTAAAGTCCCTGGATGCGAACTCTGACAAGTTCAACCATGATGCACAGGTTCTGCAACGCGTTCAGAAGTTTGTGAGTGAATCAACCCAGGTCATGCATGAGGACCCGGTTAAGTATCTGTCAAACTATAACAAGGAGATCACGTCCGCCACACAGGCGTATCGTGATGACCCATCACCTGAGCGCTTCAACACATTGGCAGGTAACATCTTGAAGTATCAGGGAGCCGCGCCTGTTGGTGACACGTCTGGCAAGTATCTTAACCTGGCCATGCACGAGATGCACCTGCTTGATAAGCAGCAAGCCCAAGATCTAGCCCAGCAAATCCTTGGTTCAGGACCGAGTGAAGCGGGGAAAATTTTGCATAATACCCTTCAACAATACAATCCCGATAATCAAGGGATTGTCCTGAGTGACCTAGTGAATCACGGTAAATTACCTATTGAGGTCTATGCAATGGAGAGGACCTATGGTGCTCCATTCAATAGTAAGCTCACTGGCGCCATCATGAAGAGCAAGTCTCTGCATGAGACGATTGGCAGAGTGGCTGGTTCACGCCCAGAGGACCTAAACAAGTTGATGGATTCCAACAATGAGTGGTTGCAGTGGAGTAAGGTCACAGCATCTGATAATTTTCAGCGTCAGGACGTGGTATCTGGCTTTCGTGAGGCCATCCAAACATACGCATTGGGGATGATTCAGGATGGTAAACCAGCCGCTGAGGCGGTCAAGTCTGCCATTAGTGATCTCACACAGTGGGGACACACCACTGCCAATGTGAATGGCAGGTCAGTTCAATTCACCACTGGGACATACAAGGGAGACCCAGAGATGTTCACGGAGGCGGTTAAGCACGCTTTGGGGCAATTGGATATAAACAGGATAAAATTAACTGATGATTCACATAGACCAATTTTCCCCGTTTTATCAATGGCTGGCCATGCTGAGACCGCTGATGCAGCACTGCGCTATCAGATCCAACACAGGGTTGTTCCAAACATCAATCCTGATGGAAAGAGTTTCTCACTATATTACGAGGATTCAGGTAACCACTTTCAGTTGCGTGATCGTGACAATAAGCCGTTCAACATGCAGATCAGTGATTTGCCCACATACCACTGGAACTCTGGAAGCAAGACGTGGAAAGGTAACCTTGTTGAGGATAACTTACCGTGGCCAGTTGACTTGAATGGAACGCACTGGCCAGTTCATGGACAAACACAGGATGATCGTGATCGGGAGGGAATCAAATGAGTGACGTGCTCCCACAAATCGAACCAGAGACAAGCGGTCGAGTAACTAAGCTCGACGTGCCAATCGCCAAGTATTTGTCTGAATCATTCAAGGCCGGACAAGATGAATCGATGTTTCGTGCAGTGAGTAACATCACTGAGGACAAGATCAATGGACATCCTGCCAACAGTCCAACACTTTCTGCTGATGATGCTAACCAAAAATACGGTATTGGGAACTTAAAATTCACTGAGCCAGTCAATGAGTCCCTGGCGTCCATGATGCATTCACGTGAGCAAGATCGCATGGACAGAGAGATGTATCTATATTCAGGTGCAACTAAGGCTCGGTTCTTGCCGGGAATGGCAGCAAGTATATTGGGTGCTTCTGCTAATCCACTGGACTTTGGTTCGATGTTCATACCATTTGTTGGTGCTGGTGAGAAAGTCGCACAAGCTGGAAGAGTGGCCAAGATACTTGAGCGTGGATTGATTCCATTTGAAGCCATTGAAAAGACTGGAATTCCAGCACCAAAGTTAATTGCTTCCATGGCACAGGGAACTGCTTGGATGGGTATGGCAGAAGTTCCAAAGGTAATTGAGTCAAGAATGGAGAATCAACCATTACCAAGTATTGGATCTGATCTTATTGGTCAAGCTGCTCTTGCTGCCATGTTTCACGGTGTTGGTGTTGGATTACGTTACCTTGGTGCCAAGACGCATGAAGCCATGAGTAAGCAGGCAATGAATGATTTTTTACAGGATAAGGATTTCACGGCACATGAATATATTCCACTGGATGAGCATGTTATTGCATTCCAAGCAATGGAACGTGAGATTCAACTCAGGCACGAGGGCGAACAGACTATCAGCCTGAGCAAGATCGCAGAAGAATATAAGGATAAGAATCTTGAATACTCCGTAGCAGCAGCCCTTCGTGAACCAATAAATGCTGAGGGTCAGCAACCAATTCACACTGGCCCAACTCACTGGTCGATACCAGGAGCTGAGAAAATGCCAGAAGGAACTGAGCGTGGAATGTGGACCAATAAGGGTAGATTTGTTAGCATGGAAGAAGCGCAAAAGCTACACGGTCTTCCTGAATCAGATTATCCAACATCTGAGCATATCTTATATGGTGCCGAGACCCCAGATGAGATGAGTCCAGCAGAACGAAATGTATATGCGGATATGTTGGAACGTGGATTCACTGATCGCGAGGCCTTAAACACTGTCCGCTCACAGCAGAAAGAGCGGATGGAAAACAATTTCTTCTCCAAACCTGAAGTCAAGGCCGACATTGAGAGACTTCGTAAGGAAGCGATTGATAAATTCGTTGAGGCACGTAAGGCCGAACTTGCTGACCCAGTTCCCAAGGAAGTTCGTCAAACTGCAACAACACCATTGGTTGAGCAGGAACATGTTGAGAAATACAACGGCGATGAAGCACACATCAACAAGTCCCTGGATGACGACATCCAAAGTATGACTGGTGAACCAAGTGGCTTAGATCTTGATAAGCCAAATCCTGACCACGAGGAATATCAGAAACTTGTGGATAGTATGAAGACTGCAGATGACAAGTTTGCAATTGCTGGACAGATCGAAAAACTTAAAAATAAATACGGTGGAATGGTTCCACCAGAAAAACTACCAGTGGTAAACGCCATTAACACGGCAATTGACTGCATACTCAAGAAACTACTATGAGTTCACCTTGTAATCCAGCTGTCAGGAATGCCGGGCAATTGTCTGAGCAAGATGCTGAGGCACTGCTACAACAGTTATCTAATCGTGCCAAATTACGATCAGAGCAAACTGGCAAATCAATTCAGGAATCGCTAAAAGAGATTGCTGGGGAAATCAAAGCAACTCAGGAGACCATGGGTAAGATCTGGGAACGTAATCGACTATTGGATACACAAGCAAAGAACGGCATCAAAGATGTGGCACGTCGATTTACCACCTTCGGAGAGGGTCTTCGGGCATTCCTGTCTGGTAGCAACAAGCTCAAGCAAGGAGGTCGATTGTCTGTTGACTACCAGTCAAAATTTCTGAATGGTAAGTATTTCGACAAATTGATTTCTGGTCTGGAATCTGAGGGAGTTTTACGAGACTTTAAGAAGTCCACTCCAGAGTTTGTCCAAGATGTTTATCGCGAGATGGGAGGCATGCACCCAGGACAACCCGCTAAGCAGATCACCAAGAATGAGGCTGCGTTCAAGACTGCCAAGGTGATTGATGGCATCTATGCTGAGATGATCGCCCGGCAAAATCGTGCAGGGGCATTCATCACTCGTATGCCTGGTTACATTATTCGCCAAACCCACGACATGGCGGCAATTCGAGCAGTTGGAAGTCTCGGTAATAATGCTGACTCAATGCGTGAATCATATAAGAATTGGTCAGAGTTCGTGAAACCACTGCTTGACTATGAGAAGACTTTTCAGGGGACTGACCCCGAGAAGATGCTCCGTAACATACATGAGGGTCTTTATACTGGTAAACATGGTCCATCTCATGGTGAAGACGACACTGGTTACCTTGGCAAATTCTCAGATCTTGGGGCTAAGATCTCTCGCAGTCGTATCCTGCACTTCAAGGATGCTGATTCAGCATTCAAGTATAATCAAGCGTTTGGAATCAAGAATTTCAAGGAGGCGATACTATCTGACGTCCATTCTCGCGCACGTCAGATCACCTTGTTGGAGAATCTTGGACCTCACTTTGAGCGCAATCTCGAGGAGGTCCTAAACGAACTGAAAGAGGAAGCTCGCACTCACGATGATGCGGTCAAGCACCTTAAGTCCCTGGATGACTGGCGCATTCGTGCTGAGCTCAATGAAGTGACTGGCAAGAACGAATTTTCCGCCAATCCAACTCTTTCGAAGTATTCTGGATTTGTGAAGGTGAATACCCAGCTCAGTAAGATGGGTGCTGTGGTCCTATCATCTGTCACTGATCTAGCATCAACTGCCAGTGAGATGTCTTTTCAAGGTATGAGCGCACTGCATGCCGTCACTGGTGGAATCAAGCGAATGGTTCACACCTCTGGAGATGATGCTGCGTTTGCTCGTAAACTTGGTGTGGGAATGGAAGCATTGATTGGTAATGCTCTGTCTCGTTTTCAGGAGCACTCATCTGTGTATGGTTGGTCGCATACTGCACAGAAGTTTTTCTATGATTTATCACTGCTTCCACGGTGGAATGACGCTGTGAAGTCATCTGCTGCAGTCACAATGGCCAATGAACTTGGTGAGCACAGTCACTTACCTCATGGTGAATTACCGGAAAATATCAGGAATGTATTGACTATGTATGACATTGGCCCGTCACAGTGGGATGCATTGCGTGGCACGGCGTATGACCATAATGGCTCTAAATTCATCAGCCCAGACAAGGTTGCTGATATTCCAGAATATATCATAGCTGATATGGTGTCCAAATCAGGTAAGACACCTACTGCCACTAACATTGCTCGCATGCGTGATCGTCTTGAGACGAGTCTGGGAACTTATTTCCATGATCGTGCTGATATCGCTGTTCCCACGCCTGGAGCTGCAGAACGCAAATATGCGACATGGAACACTCAGGCGGGAACACCACATGGTGAGGCGTTGCGACTCATGATGATGTTCAAGAGCTTTCCAATCACCACGATGCGCAAGGTGATCGGTCGTGACGTGTATGGCCATGGTTCTGACACTGTGAAGCAGTGGATTATGAATGATAAGCGCGGCATGTTCAATGTAGCAATGACTATCGCAATGATGACTGCGGCAGGATATGTTGCTCAAACTCTACATGATCTTGCCCATGGAAAGACACCGAGGGACATCGTGTCTGATGGTAAGGTGAACTGGGATGTCGTGAGAGATTCAGCCGTCCAAGGTGGGTCCCTGGGTCTCGTTGGCGACACCCTGATGGGTGACTTTGGTAAGAATTACCGCACATATCTACAGTATGCGGCTGGTCCAGTATTTGGGCAACTGGACACCTTATTTGATATTAAGCAGCAAGCTCAACAAGGTAAAAACGTTGAATGGCCAGCGACAAAATTACTCCTGAATAATGCACCGTTTGCTAATTTATTTTACTTACGTCCTGTTTTAGATTATTTTGTCTTATGGAATTTACAAGCGATGATGAGTCCAGGATCGCTTGAACGCAGTGAATCCAGGACTGAGACTCAGAACCACCAACAATACTTGGTTAAGCCAAGTGACCACGTAACCAAATAGTATGAAAGCTATAACTCTTGCTGCGGCAACACCAAAAAAGATTTCCAATGCTGGGAATCGTAACTTCATTAACATCCAAAACAACGATGCAGCAGACGTGTATGCCTGCTACGATGGTGGACAAGGTGATGCTGGCGTGAATTTGGATGATACTACTGGTTGGGTAATTCCAGCAAATGGTGGGACACTGTTCATCTCCAATGATGGTAATCGTAACGTTTACACCAATGAGGTCTGGTTGTATTCGGTTGCTGGTGCTGCTGGAACAGTGCGTGTCCAGGGGTCTGATCTTGCCGATGAAGCTTAACCTATTATGAAAAAACTACTTATACTGGTGCCAATCTTATTGGCATTGTCAATTATCAAGTCTCCAGCACCGAGTTCTGGTGGTGGAGGTAGCACTGGTGGAACCACAGGTGGATCTGCCACAAATGCCATTGCTTTGCTTGGTGGTAAGGGAACAAATACTTCATTTTTTGGAACCACTTTCTTAGTGGCATCAAACATGTCAGTCAGCGCATCAGGAAGCACATTGAATGGATTGTTGATTCCGAACATGACAAGTGCTACAACTCCATCTGGTGTTGTTACTTCTAGTTCGCAAAGTGCCACGGCGTATCAGGCGTTCACCAACGGGACATGGACCAGCGATGCCGAGTTGACACCATATTTGGAATATCAGTTTCCGAATCTTGTAACAGTCACGGGTTACGTGATGACCACCAGCGGGACAACGACCAACAAGCTGGAAGTTTCCAGTGACGGCTCGACGTGGACCACGATTACGCTTACCAATAACAACAATAACGGTCTGCCAATGGCGTCGCAGAGTGCCGGCACTGGAACATATTTCCGGTTATCATGGCCAGACTCTACTCCTATCACTGCTGGTATCTCTGCAGTTAACTTGCTTGGTTATGGCTATCCATCTACTACCGTTTCTAACTTGGGAGCGCTGACGATCACGGCGCCGAGCGTTTCGATACCTAACTTGAATATTTCCCCCCAACTCTCAAGCGCGGGGGTGGTGACGACCAACAAAGTTTTCTATCCGCTTTCGCTGAACACCTATTCCGATTCGCAACGTGCCAGCAGTTTTGGCGCGATGGTCGGTTCGATGAAATATCCGGCCATCGGACTCTATTTCGCACCATACCCCCGCCACACCACAGGCGTTCCCGACGACAAGCAAAGCAACGTGCTTTCAGCCTTAGACTATTTAGTGACGAACGGCTATACCGCTGTCTGGAAAGCTCAGGGACAGGAAGTGGATTTTGTCATTGATGTTGGCTGGGATGCTCGCCGCAATTTCAATTCATCCTTCGTGATGACCAACGGCGGGACTCTGATGTGGGACACTAACTATTTTCCCAACGGGATGCCGTGGCTGGTGCAGAAATGCGCAACGAATGGCATTGGTGTCATTCTTGGCATTTATGGCAGTGCGGCACTTGGCTCGATGCCGAATGGTGTGTCAGGACAATGTTGTCCGGTTTCTGGTGGGGGAACTATTTATTATTATACCAACGGGGTGGATGGAACCGGAACTGGCTATGTCTATACCAATCTAAGCAGCTTCAAAGCAGTGGAAGTCACCAGCCCTGAATTTTTCAGTGCCGATGTTTCGACAATGCGCTGGTGGGGCGTGCGCGGACTCATTATCAATGACCTGAGTGCTGATGCGGGATTCTTTGACAACTTTCTCCGTCGCGACCAAGCGGTTGCTTCCGAAATTCAGAATTTCACGATGATTAAAGGCTTTCAGCAGCCTGCTGGTGCGACTTATTTCACTGCAAACTTTGGCGCGATTGACTGGACTCAAACCAACAGTTGGACGGCTACGAATTGCTGGTTGCATCAAGCCAGGACAATGGTTGACCAAACCAGCTTCTTTACAAACCGATTCGCTTATTTGCCATACACTCGCAGAGCCAATAGCGACACCAGAGTTTTCGGTGACGAACTGCGCACGTTCAAGACCGGCGTGAACTATGAGAATTGGGCGGCACCGCTCAATATAAATCAGTTTCTGACCAACTATCTTTCTGACTATCCCAGCAAAATGTCGCCACAGTATGGCGGTCGTGCATTAAGTCAGATTGCCGAAAATTCGGGAACCTATGCGCTCGACGCCATCATGTCTTCTGTGATTGTGTCAGATACCTATGGGGGAAGCACTCGTATGGATCAAACTATGCCCACGTTGACCAACTTGGTTCTGCTGACGACGCTGAAAGATGACGTGCAAGAGTGCCCGCAATTTGCTTTTTCGAGTAGCGACAATCAGCTTTACGCCCTGAGGCGGAATCTGGATAACGGGGATTTACTCGCGATGTTTGAATATCGCGGCGCGACGAATGCCTACCAGCCCAGCGTTTCAGTGACAAACTTTGGCCTCGACCCCAATCAAACCTATGAGCTGAACAATGTCGTTTCATATCAAGAGTTTTCGACTTGGCCAAAAACCAACATTGGCGTCATTCCGATGTATATGAATGTTGGTGGAACGCTGTGCGTGCGCGTTCATCAAGTGTTGCCGGTTTCTCAACCAGCTATTGACACCAACACGGTAACATGGTCTGTGAATCTTCATGCCATCGGCGGGCAAAGCGTCAGCACGTCACAGGCCAATAACAATTTTTGGGGCGCTCCAAAACTAGGTCAGAACGATGTGACTGCTTACTCAGTTCAAACCGAAGTTCCTAATTTTATTACTCAAGCGGTAAGCACCGTTACGGTTTTCTATGTTGGTGCGGTCGGTCAAATTACAAATCGTTCTTATCGTAGTTACTATCCAAACGGATCATCGAGTGTGGATACGTTCAACAGCGTGACGGTCCTTCCATCGTCCGGGAATTACATGAACACGTTTTCATTTACCAACAACTGGCCGGATACCAATCTAATCAAGTCGGTGAACTTCTACTGCATCGGTGCTTCCAATGGAACTTTTGCCTATTTGGAAAAGTGGAACATTACTGCGACTGGACCGAACCGGGGAACGAACTACTAGAATGACCCGCCACCTTCCAACGCTATTGCTGATTCTGCTCTGCGGCTGCACCGTGAACAAGCCGGTTGTCAGCCAAGGTCCGCCCGTGCCGGTTGCCTCGGTTCAGCGCAAGGCGATGGTGAGTGCGACGATGGTCTCGGTTTCGCCATCCGCTCCGACGTTGCACATCACCTGCACGCCCGCTGCGATGGTTCAAGATTCGACCGACCTGCTGACATGGCAAAACATCGGCGTGATTTCCAACCTTGACGTGCTGGCGACGGGAATTTGCTTTTACCGCGCCGAAGCGCAACCGACCTTCGTTCTCGCTTGGGACGCTAGTCCGGGCGTGACCGGCTACAAGATTTACTGGGGAGCGGCCAGTCACAATTACGCCAACTCGGTTGAAGTCGGCAACGTCACCACCGCGCCGGTCATCGTCACCGAACCGTCGCTCGTGGTTTATTTCGCCGCAACTTCCGTGGACGCCAGCGGCATTGAATCCGATTTCAGCAACGAGGTTGCGTTTACGACGCCGCAGCCGGTGTTGACGATTACGAGATGATTATGCTTGCACAAACATTTGCTGAAGTTACTGGACTAGACCCAACTGCTCTTGGGGCATTTGGTGTGTTTCTTACCATTATCGGTAAGTTACTTTCTGACGCCCGTAAGGATAAGCGTGACTTATTACTTGAACAACAAAAACAAAACTACTTGCAAAGAATTGCTGAATCAAACGAACAATCCGTTGTTGCACAAACACAAGTTAAAGCTGCTCTTGAAGCCACTGACCGCTTAAACAAGGAGCGCCACGACACTCTGCTCTTGGCCATAAAGGACATGAGTAGTTCCTGCAAACAAATAAACCAAAGTAAACAAATACCACCTATATGAAATTCAAATCAACAATCGTTCTCGCGGCCATGTTGGTCGTTAGTGTATTCATGATCGGCTGTGCTGGTCAAAACGTCACGCCTACTCATCAAGACCCTGGAACTGGTCAGATGGTTCCAGCAGTTACCAATTACGTGCCCAATTCTATCGCAAATCAAATTGGTCAAGGAACAACGGTGGTTGCCCCTTTTCTGCCACCTCCGTGGGGGATGATCCTGTCAGCCATTGGAGTGCTAGTTACCACCGGAGCTGGAGCAATCGCAACATATCAAAACAGTAAATTGCGTGATCATCAAACTATGCTGAACTCAGTGATTGCCGGTGTCGAGGCCGGTAACAATGATGCCACGAAGACTGCCATCAGCAACATTGCGGCGGCCACAGGACTTGGAGCCAAGTTGGACAGCATTGTCCAGAAGGTCTCCTCGTCAGTTACTCCCACCACGCCGAAGAGCTGATATGTTCAAATCGCTATTCATAGCGTTGTTACTGGGCACTCCATTCGTGGGGTGCTCAGTTCAACTTGATTGGGGAAACCCATCAACCAATCACATACCAATACGGTGGAATGCTTGGACCAATGGTAATGCCTTACGATACACCCTATTTTGGATTCCATCATATGTCAGCAACATCGTGGTATCTGGTGGAACTGCTGGTGATGGAACATACTCCCCAGCTGGAACAACCAATGGCAAGGCATTCTATACCACGGGCTCTCAGATAGTCTATTGGCAAACAAACCCTGCGAGTTGGGTGATCGACTACCCATCTCTATTCCCTAGAGGATATGCTGGGTATGGGGATGTTCCACTGCCAAACCTTGCCACTAATTGGACTCACCTTGGTGATGATCTTGGAACACCAGCTGTCACTGCCACCTACACCAACAATTGGCAATCTACCAACTGGCAATCATTCATCGATGTGAACAGCTCCACCACCAATGGATTCATTGGAACTAACGTGGCATTCACTAGCTGGATAACCTATGTCATCACAGTCCCTGGTGGCCTAAAGACCATCCCTATCACTCCAAAGCAATTCACTAATTGGTCTGGTATCACCATCACCAATCAGCCAACATCACCCTAGGTAGTCGCGGAACTTATCGAGGACCTGGAACGCCAGGTCCTCTTTTCGTTTCAAGGCCTTCAAGATCTTGGAATCAACGGTGTTGGGGACCACCATGTCGAAGTAAGTCACTTGGTTCGTTTGTCCCTTACGATGGTTACGATCCTCGGATTGCCATCTGTCTTCAGCCGAGTCCGAGTTGCTGTAGTAAATAGTCGTAGTTGCTTGTATGAGGGTAAGACCTTTTCCACCTGTTGCCGAAGTGCCAACAAAGTCCGTAGCATCTCCGTGACAGAATCGTTGCAACGCTTCTGCCCTATCCTCTGTCGACGTGTCGCCATAATAGTGAACTGGTTTTCTTTTTACTTTAGTTAGTGCCTCAACAATTAACTGAACGTCCCGCTGAAAAGCGCACCAGATCAATACCTTCCCGGGAATCTTCTCGATGAGTTCCAACAGCATTGGTATGCGATTATTTGGAATATCGATGCATGTCCCATCATCCAACTTAACATGACCGCAGTTTATCTGGTGAAGCTTATTGATCGTGGTGATTGCAGAGGTGGATGTCAGCAACCCCTGCTCAAACTGACTCATCGCATAAGTCTTCAGATCATCATACAGCTTACGCTGCTCTGCGGTCTGCTCCACATACACAGTCTCATACACCTTATCTGGCAAGTCCAAGCAATCCTTCTTGAGGACTCGAGAGCTGAACGGCTCAATCTTCTTGGTGAGCTTATCAAGATTACGATAACCAACAATCTGCTGAAAGCTTCGACTACCAAAGCACATGGTTCTCATCTCAGCATACTCATTACGGAATCCCACAAAGGTCCTGTGCCCCAGCAATCCTGGCTGGAGGAATTCGCATTGGCTGAATAGGTCCAGGGGACTCAGAGTGATGGGAGTGCCAGTCAAGATGCGACGATAGTCACACAGTCTTCCGAGACTGATTAGGTTCTTAGTTCGCTCGGATTTGATGTTCTTGATGCTTGTCGCCTCATCAACAGCGATCAGGCAGTAGTGCGACTCAGTGAATCTGATGGCATGCTCAAGTGCACGCTCACTACTGAAGGCCTCGACATTCATGACTAGGATGTCTAGCATGTCGTCCTGACCAATGAGATCTGGGCACTTCTTGCCAGAGTTCCACACTGATATTCTATGAGGGATTTCCTTCATTTGATGGGCTGGAATCTCAGTGATGGGCCAGTTGAGGTAAGCTCCCTTGTCTGAGATGATAATCACACCATCAATTTCCCGCTTCAGGAATAGCCATGAGTAGGTGTCAATCAGGGTCTTAGATTTGCCAGTTCCCATCTCCCACCATATCGCATAGTAAGGCATATCCTTACTCACTTCCAGTGTTGACTTCTGGTGATGCATCGGCTCCATCACATGCTTGTGATCAGCCGTTGATAACGGGATATTTTTAATCATGTGTTTATATTAGTTATTTAATCCTGTTTATTACAGAATTGCCTAAAATTAAACGTGGATTGCCTCTAAATGTCATAACTCAGATTAGTCTGTGGTGATACAATCACCAACCTATGCTTAGCTCGGGTTACGGCCACATACCACACCCGATGCTCATCATCAGGAGATAACTCCATCTCCTTGTAGGTGCGATACGCCATGTCAGTCTGGATTACGACGTTCTGTGCCTCACCACCCTTGGCACCATGTATGGTGGAAATCTTAATGCGAGGTTCAGCGTCAAACTTCTCGCCCTTGCGGATCGCCTCAACGAAGTATGCCCGCTCCATGTCAGGCATCTTATCGAGCGCCTCATTCCATGGCTTCGTGGTGCAGAGTCCGAACTGCTCACGCAACTCAGTCATGGTCATTAGACGACGATCTGGCAAGGTGTCCACCTTGCCCTTGAATCCATACGTGATACCGACACGAACAGAGATCAGATCATATATCAACTTCACGGATGAGGCGAAGATCTCCTGACCATTGCGCAACTTTTCCCAATCACGAATCGCAATGAACGACTCACGCTTCACCGTGGTGTCTCGTGGGCAATCAAACACGTAACCACTGCGCATGCAATGGTCGATATACTTATCCAATAGGAAGTTATTCCTGCCAAGTAACAGCCACGTTCCATGGCTCATGTCGATCTGACTAACATCTGTGACACGCTCAACCACCCCATCCTCGTCCCTGGCATCCCACTCCTTCTCAACGCGATACTTGATGCGCTTAGTGATGGTGTTGGCAACCTCCTGCACCTTCTTGGGAACTCGGAAGCTCTTGCCTAGGACTGTCTGCTGGCCAGGGAGCTTAATGAGATGGTCCACATCAGCACCAGCCCAACGAAAGATTGCCTGATCATCATCACCTGCGACATATGACTCTGGTATGAGTTCACGTAACCGCTCGACCATCCTCCATTGTAGTGGGCTGAGATCTTGTGCTTCATCCACGATCAGGACTTGGCATCCAGGTGCTTGGCCAGACTCGATGAACATGTGGATGATGTCCGTGAAATCCACCTTATTATGAGCGATCTTATACTGCTCAAGGGCAGCCGCAAGACGCTCAAGTTCATGCCACAGTATGTCCTCATTTGGTAATGATTCCCAATACTCCTTCAGTGGAATCATGCGCGCACGTGCCATGTTCTCAGCGAAGAATAGTCGATCACCCAACGTCTGCCCAGCGAATGTTCCATCATCTGACAGCGTCTTGTATGTGATCGTGAGATTCAAAATTTGCGACAACTTAATCCAGTCGCCCAGACCCATCACGCTATTCTTGTTCATTCCCATTTGTTGGAATGCCAAGCTGTGCAGAGTCCTGAACCATGGGAGCTGCTCATCTGTGAGCTTGAACCGCTCCATGGCGCGCCACTTCGCCTCATTGGCTGCCTTGCGAGTGAATGAGATGAAGCAGATCTGATCTGGTGGAATACCGTCCTTGATCTTCATGTTCACCACGGACAGGAGGGTGGTCGTCTTCCCCGTTCCAGGTGGCCCAAATAGTATGTTAGCTTCGTTCATTGTTGTAATCTCCATTCATTGATCCAGTCAGTTATCTGCACTGCGAATGCTGCCAAATCAAGCATCGTGTAACCACGAGCGTTGGGATGGTGGCAACAAAAGTAAGGTATTAGTTCCGCATAAAATGAATTATCCAATGCTTTTTCTGCGAGCTTTCCAAAAGCCAATATGATGTCTGGCTTATAGTCGCAAATCAACTTGTCCACATGCTGCATGTCGATGTCAGTCACTCCAGCTGCCTCAACTGCCGCCTTGGGGGCGACATTATCCCACCAGATCTCCATGAACATCGTGGGTCCGAACGCAGTTAATAGTCGTTGACCGCTCATTGTTCTCGCGAGTAGTCGCCTGTGGAATTCCTGATCTGTCTTATAGCGGTCAATGATCTCCGGGCGAGTGCCAGGCTCAAACCATGGGTTCTGCATGAATGCTAGTATTCTTGGCTGTTTCATGACAGTGCCTTCTCAGGGGATGGTATTGCGGGAACATCCATCTTACCTGCGATCTTATTGAACTTATCATCGCCCACGACATAGGTGTTAATTCCCTTGCCCTTAACATTCCAGAACTTCTTCTCAAATCCCCACTCATTGAAGTATACAGCAATCGAGTGTGGTGGACAACCACGCCACTTCTTACGATCAAGATAGTCCAGGAAGTCCCTGTGCCGAAAGTAATAGAACCCATTATGGTAGTATGGCTTACCGAAGGCTAAGTCATCGACGACCTTGGCTTGGACTCGACCAGTCAGGAAATCTTCCAGATTGTGCCACACTTGGCCCTTGACAGTGGCTTCAAACGGTATTGGAACTTCTGTCACTTCCTTAAGCAGGTTGTGAATAATCTCCTGCCAGTCCTGTGGCTTGGGAATGATTGGCATCACATTCAGTAGGGCCATGCAACGATTCTGAAAGTTTCTCGCTGATTGCAAGTCATCGGTAGACAACTCCAATCGACCACCACTCTCGACCTCCAGGAACCACACTGGTGGGTCTGATAAGATCTTCGTGAGGCTGCCGAACTTAGGCATGCCCATGTCACTGCCACCAATACCGTGCTTGCATTGGCGGCACTTCGGCATGTTACAGTAGTTGGAGACAGGGACTTGCTTGCAAGTGTAGCTGAACTCCTTCTTCTTCAGTGACTTGATGACGCCCATGACCTCGCTGGTATCGAGCGGAGGATTCATGAACTCGAGGTTATACTTGTGAAGATACTGCTCCCAATGTTCAGCATGCACCTTCTGGGCGTATACCCCGATATTGAATAACCCGTTATTGCGTGTGCCAGCTGGAAATCCCATCGAGCACAGATGATTCAGGCATGGTGGCCCACCTGGTAGTAACTCAGCTGTGGAAGCCTTGTTGTTTGCAAGCTCATTAGGTGTGCATATCTTAGATCTCGCATACACCATGAACTCAGTGAAATTAAGGGGCTTTCCAGTATCATCCAAGGCATACCGGTCTGTATTAGCTGAGTTAAAATATGGCATGTTAATCCAAGACCCCACATCGCCCCGCTCAGCTATCAACTTGGTCTGCTTTGGGAAGATCTCAGCATTGCCATAACCAAGTGTCGCGGCTATGTCGCGCATCTTCTTGGTTACAACTGCAGCATCGTGAAACGTCTCAAGAAACACATACAGGTGTGCACCACCAGACTTAGTCCTGCATAGGACTAGTGGTAACTTCAGACGTTGGATATCAGCATTCAGCTTCTGCAGATCAAGTGGATATTCATCGATGTCTATGGCTGCAAACTTCACTCTAGATGTCTCATCGATCGGTATAATCCCGAGGGCTTGCTTACCAACAAGGTGCTTGGTCCACAGCTCAACTGTGACCTCGCCCTTAACCGTTGACGCAATGCCCTTCATCTTTCCTCCACCTTGATCTACCAGATCTGTGCTGTAGGTTCCGTAAGTGGAACGGTAACCATCGAACAATAACATTAAATCAGGAACAAGCTCTCTCACGAATATCCTCTCATATCGGGAAAGTTGCGGTTGGCCGATCTCTCTCGGAAGTCACACCACTCGAAGCAGGTGTCGCTCTTGGTGCAACTAGGCGAGATGGTCGTCAGCCGAGTCAGTGGGCAGGACAGTGCGAGCCGCAGCAGCGGAGTCCTTAGCCATCTGGATAGCTTTCTCGATCAGCGTCTTATCATTCAGCTGACCGGCGAGTTCCACCTTCCAACCAAACCAGCTGCCGTCCTGATTGCTCTCGGCGACAGTGCTGATGTTGTAGATGTGGGAGAACATGGGAGGAGTGAATTGACCACCAGGCCCAGTGAGCTTGATAGCCATCATCATGTTCAACCAACCGCGGGCCTTCTTCAACTGCGTTGAGGACAGCCCGATGATTGCGGGACGCGGCTCGTCACCGCCGAGGACGATCACATAGAAGTAAGCGGTCGTGACGATGATGTTGCCATTGGGAAGAACGTCCTGATTCTTCTCATTGCGCTTGCACTCATTGATGATCGCCGCATTGGTGTGCATCTTCACGATGCCGCCACCAGAGTTGCGAGGTTTCCACTCAACGAACCGGCGCTCGTGATAGCACGGAATCACCTTGATGGGGTCACGACCCTGCGTGTAGATGACTGAGTTCGACAGCGTGTTGATGATGTCGCCCTCACCGGCGCCCTCGATCTTCTTGAGCGCATAGTTGGGGTCAGTCTTCTTGATCTGCGGAGACCCAGACTGGAGGATGCTGAGGAATGGAATCCCCAAATCCGCCTGTTGGGTTGCTTCAAATCCGGTCACTCCAGTGGAGGAGTAATCGAACGTTGTGAGTTCTTGCTTGGGCACCACTGCAGGTGCTCCTGGTGTTTTTGTTTCTTTTGCCATAGTGTTATTTCGGCTGCTTGATTACTGTCTTGTTCCCCACATAGACACCAAACATGTCTAGTGGAAGCTCTTGTGCTGACTCGATGCGCTCCTTCACGAAGGACTTCAGAGTCATGGGATGCACGAAAATTTTCTGCTCAGGTGTGAGCCCCTGTTTACGCAGGTCCTCAGCGAGCTTATTCGCCCGCTCGTCCTCGCCCTTGCCAAACTGTAGGCTCACGGTATTCTTGATGATGTCATCGTTGCCAGTCTTACGAAGCCATGCGATAGCTTCAAACAACTTATCAGCTGGGATGCTGGCAGAGTAATACTTCTTGATGGTTACAGATTCACCAGATGCGAGTTTCAACTCACTCAAGCCGATGGCAAGCATGGCCTCAGGGATGAGTTGCTCAGACAGGGTCTTCAAGCGATCTGACATCGTCTGAAGTTCCTCCTGCTTGAGGGCGATTTCTCGCTCTAGTTTTGCTTGATTCGCCACCATCTGGGAGATTGGGTTCAACTGTTCGAGGGTTATCTCCTCGCCTGTGAGCACGTTTGTTAGCATAAGATTTTCTCCACGTTGTAGACGTAGTGATCGCGATCCCACACGAGGACCTGCAAGACATCACCATCGTCGAGCATGAGTGCGGCATAGATGCATGCCATCGCAATGAAAGTGGGTTTGCCAATCAGCAAGATGTAGTCCTTGCTGGTGAACTCACCAAGATGGGCTTGAAGTTTCTCTGCACCCTCACCGTTGGTTTCCTTACCGGTGAGCATGATGGTGAGATCACCATACGCCTTGGCGGGTTCCAAGTTCTTGCCTGGGGAGTCTTGAATTACATACACACGTGATTTCATATTCTAAATTCTGTATAATTATAGGGCAGAAAGTCTGTCAAGTAAACAGGAAATTAACTAATTGTTTGCCATCAGTGGTTCTAAACGATTCAGAAAATATATCCATGGCAAGATACTTACCTCTTGGCGTTACTGAGTAGCATGGAAATTTCCACACTAGATAGTTATTACCGCATTGAGCAAGAATAAAGCATCGGCCACCGGCTCTAGCACGCCGATTTATCCAAGCATATTGATCGGGGCGAATTAAGACATATTCTCCTACAGCTACTTTTAATTCAAGCCATGTGTCAGTGCCTAAGTAACACACGTTGATGTCTGGCATTCCGCCCATGGTTGAGGTCTCGATGCGCACACAGTCCGCACCAGCGGGCAATTGCTTGCGAAACCACTGATAGAATTTTTGCTCTGGTGTCATAATCACTTGTCTCTTTTCATGGCGGCGTCAATGGCGGTGCGGAGTTGTAAATGCCAAAATGCAATGGCTGGAATACGTTTAACAAACTCTTCGTAATGCGGTTTACTGCTTAACCAATCCAGCCTCTCCTTATCCTTCGTCGCTTCGGCTAGTTTCGCCAAGGCTTCGTTGAGGCGGATTTCGAGGGAGTTGGACTTTTCAAAGTAGAACTGACTATTTTCCTTATAGTCAGTTGCCAATTGGCGTAAGCGTTTTATGTCCGTTTCTTTACTGATAGAAAGAATTTTAGATTGGTCTATCACCATTGGAGTATCCGTCAACGGCGTCTTTGATTCGGGTGGGGTGGTCATATTATCTTGGTTTTAGAAATTTAAGTTGATTGCCGGACTTATAGTGCTGGTCTTTCATGTGCTGTCGCATTGCAAGTTTACTGCTACGGCAACGCCAAGCACAGATTGGACAGATTTGATAAACGGATTGCTTAATTGAGATTTTCACATCAGTCCTTTTTGTTGAGGAGGTTGAGGATGATATTATGGATGAACAAATTTTGGTCACATCTTTCACAGGTGCATTTGCCATATTTTGCAATACAACTCTTTGGCACTTCCGCCGCCTCCCTCACCCCGCGTTCGTAGCCGGTTTGTTCTGCGGTGGAGAGTCTCTCAAACAGCTTCGAGATATTGTTATTCAATCCTTCTTCGCGCGATTCGCCATCCAGAATTTCGTAATTCTCACCAAACATTTTCTTCCAATGCTGCGCGATTGAGTCTAGCCACTCATCATCCACTTTAGCCTCGGCGGTGGCGAGTTGGGTGCGGAGTTGGTCGCGTTCTTGCAACGCCAAGTCAATAGTCACTGCAACATGTTCGACACAGTCAGCAGGAAACTTTTCTTTGCTTGTGCGTTGCATCAACCCAGAAAGTATCACGAAATACTTAGTGCGGTCATTCTCCAACCTCTCAACCTCTGCGACGAGCGAGGCGTTGTATTCGAGGATGGCAGCTTTTGCTTCATGCGTATCAAGCAACCCATAAGCCCCGCGATGCTTGTCAATCACCTCATCCAGCGAAGGGGTTGAGGTGGGTGGTTGCGGGAAGTGTTTAGAGAGGATTTTTACAATGTCCTCATCAGTAAAATCTTTATCATGGCGAACGTATTCGGTAAATCCGTTTCCAATCTCCTCCGCGCATTGTTCGTGTGGTGTTTTCACAGTCTTCCCTCCCTGATGGCAATTTCCTGCTCGACTGACGGGAGTAGGCCCAGCTCTCGTTGCTTCTTCTTGGGCAACACACATCGCGGAGTGCCAATCCTCTTGGCTTTCCATGCCTCGACATTCTTGATATACTCGACGATGTTCTCGGCTGCGATATCGAGCTGATCACTCCACAATTGGCGATAGTTCTTGTCCTTGGCGAACTGTGGCCACTGGGACATGTAGAACTTGAGCAGCGGCTGACAGTCAGCGAGACTCTGCATCGTGGTCATGTTGTCACGCAGATTTTGTGCCCATTGGCAACGTTGGAGGTCTAGTCGGGCCTCGCGCAATGAGCGATCAGCCTCTTGAATGGTTCGAATTTTCATATTAAGTCCAATGGTCCTTTATCGTCATGTTCGACAGGATGGGAACATTCATATCGACACACGTCTCAATCACTTTGTGTAGTTTATTAGCGTGCTCCTGATCATACACACCATGATTCAACTCATCATGAACCTGCATGTATGGGAGTTCACTGTGCTGCTCCCAATTCGCAACCATGGCAGCCTTAGCCATGTCAGCCCCTGAGCCCTGAATTATCGAGTTGAGCGCCTTGTGAGTATTGGCACGCTGCAACTTTAGCCCATGCCACTTATCGGCGGCATCCTTCAGCCTGACAGGTGTGCAATCAATTCCCTGCTGGCGTAACTTGAAGCTCAGAACTGGCTCCCACAACTCAAAGTGTCGACGTCGGCCCAACAGGGTCTTGACGTAACCTCGTCGTTGGGCTGTTGCCATGGCAGAGTCGGCGATTTGCTTCACGAATGGGACGCCCGCGTCAAACTTATTGAGGATTTCCTGCGCCTCCTCCTTGGACTTGTTGAACTTGTAGGCGAGCTTATTGATTCCCATTCCGTAGCATCGCCCGAGGTAGCAGTCCTTTGCTGGGCGCTTGTCCAGTCCGCTGATCTCCATCATGAACGGGTAAATCTTAAAGTCTCTGGATTCCTGATACTTGCGTTGGACTTCAGCAGCACCATCGAAGCCGCACAGCGCGGCAAAGTGCGTGAGAATGCGAGGCTCCTGCTCAGAGTAGTCAGCCTTCATCCACCGCATATTCTTGTCATGTGGAATGAAGCATGCCCTGATCTCAGCTCCAATGCTATTTGGCTTGCCAGTCTTACGATACTTACCAGCTGGTATCTGCTGTGGGTTGGGATTCGCCGCAGCCATGCGACCAGTTCGCGTCCCACCCTCATCAGTGGCAATCTGCCTCCACTGTGGGTGGATGTAATCACCAACAGCATTGTCAAGAATCCAGCCATCAACGAAAGTCTTGCGAAGCTTACTCAACTCACGAAGATCTGACACATCATCCAGGAATGGGTGAATAGTTCCCTCGATGAAGTCAGCAGTGAAGCTGGGATTCCCCGCCTCAGTCCGCGGATAGCGAATACCCAACTTATCGCATTGCATGGCGAGTTGTCCGCCAGACCACTCGTCAATCTTGCAACCATACTTAGAGTTCATCTCCGAGCGCAGCGTATTCTCTTCTAGAGCTAACTTTTTGGATAAACTTTTTGCGCGCTCCAGGTCCATCCTTATACCCCGGCGGCGCATCTGAAAGAGTAACGGAAGTAACTTGCTCTCCAATGTGAATATGGACTCTAACCCTTCTGCCCGCAGTGTCTCTAATTGTGCCTTGAAGATGAGTAAAGGAGCCTGGGCGTCGTATTCCGCATAAGGCCCCACGTATTTCGAGTGTAGCTTCCATAAGTTTCCTTTCACATCTTTGCCAAAGCCATGTGCCTCAGCGGCATTGTTCATCAGGGACTCATCCTTGCCGCCCTTCAGGTATTTCTGGCAGAGTGCCTCTAGCCGAGTGGATTCGGACTCCTCGTCGATGAGGGCTTCAGCGATTTGGACATCAAGTAACTTACTCTTGATCGCAATTTTGATAGAGTCGAGGCCCTCAAGCTCGTATTGAAGGTTTGCCCCGCAAACAGCTCGATCTTGCACCGATAACACATCTTCAAGGAATCGACACACTGCTCCACGGTCCATGTTTCCTCCTCCCAGATGCCCAATGGGGAAATACCAAGCAGCATCAGTTGTCGCCAGTGAGACTCCAACAACATTAGCATCTCCGCGTATAAAACCAGGTCCTTTCGTGATGAGATTAGGATCCCTTGATTCGATGTCCAAGCCGATGATCTTCTCACCACTAAGGTCAGGAAAGCTCGTGGGTGGTCGCCAGTCTGAGGCTGGCATGAACAATCCTCCTTGGAGTCCATCAGCTTTTGCGAAGTCTATGCGTTTTCTTGCCATGATTCTTAATTCTTATGGAAGATTTTAGTTTGCGAAGTTCACGCTGTAAACTGCGATTTTCATTCAGTAGACAGGCAAAACAAATACCCCGCTTGAGGCGATTTCCATCAACCAACTCATGTGGGAGATATTGATTATGGCACGCGCGACACACGTGCGCTGGATTGGTTATTGAAGGCATAGTTGTGACCTTAAGGTGTCAACATAGTTATGTGCTAGGGCTCTCCTAGATATGTCTAGCGCAAGTAGGAGTGAATCAGGATTATTTATCTTAGTATAGTCTAAGACTAATTTTTCCCCGTGGTCACTGGAGTGGTGCCAAGTTGCGCTCAGATCTTGAGAGACCTCCACGTGGCGATTGTAGAGGTGTCTTGAGCCAGCAGTGATGTTGATGAAGCCAAGCGTGTATTTTGGATGCATCTCCTCAAGGTGACTGTTTATTCTGGCACGAATCATTGCGGTCATCATCGTGAAGGTAAACAGATCATAAGGCAATCCCAGCCACACGTCCTGGCTTCGCATCCAGACATTGGTGTGGATGCGGCCATTGCGCAATAGGAATTGCATGCCCACCGTGCATGGGATATCCTTGCTGTTATCAGGATTGGGGCGCCAGATGCTGATGACCGCCTGACGGGTGTCTGGGTCTGCCAACAGCTTAGACACCACGCCATCTACCTGAGCCACAAACGGCGGGCCATACGCGCCATACATTGTCTCGCCATCGTCCGAGTATTTGATCAGATTCTTCTTGACAAACTCGTCGAGATGTCGCTGGCCAGTGAGAATCCAATACGCCTCAGCGGCCATAAACTGGTAATCCAGACCACGCTCCTCAATGGTAATGATCGGACTCTCCATGTTGAAGGCCTCGTTGTTCTGAATGAGCTCATGACTCAGCTGCCCACGAGGACTAACCTCATCGCCACAGCTAATGCAGTCCCTGATCAGGCCCATGTAAATCTCATTTGTGTTCATGCGATCACTTTCTCAAGTAGTTCAAGTTGCCGCATACCGTTCTCCTCGATGGAGTAGACATGGTGCGGAATATCCATGAACAGGTGCAGGTAGTTCATGGCAATGTCCTTATACTGATCAAATGTGAGGTGGTGGAACAGGGACCTGTCGTGATCAGCGTGAGTCCGCTCATACCGCTCGAAGCACGTGTGGATGTCACCACAGCAGTGCACGTATCGAGGAGATAGCTTGCTGATGCGGTTGAAGATCTCACTCTTCTTATACCAAGCGAACTGCTCAGGGCGCAGAACACTGGCATATGCGATCTCGCTCATCCAGTGACGATCACAGACCACATCACGCCCCTGTTCGAGGTTCACCTCGATGTCGTGGAGCATGGACATGTGATGAGCAGTCATGGCGAAGTGCATGGTCTTGTGGCCAGACGCGTGAAAGTAGCAGGCATTCAGCTCCTTGGCGAATAGCTTGGCCAAGGATGACTTTCCTGTGGAGTCAACTCCCTCGAGGACAATGATCTTAGGCATGGTGACCTCCAAACAGATCGGAGTGATCCGGTGCGACCCACCCCTTGGGCTTCACGATGTCGATACCCACCTGACCATACTTACCAGGAAACTCAGGAGTGCTGAGCATCTTGGTCATGTTAGCCTTGTGAACTCTCGCCCACGCCTCTTGGAGCATGGCCGGCGTGAACCCATGGAGGTGGGCAGTGCCGAGCAGAATGTAGATCTGATCCACGATTGCATCGATTGCCTCCTCACGGGTGGTGGCATGATACAGTTCCTTGGATTCCTCCTCATTCCGCTGATGGCGGAAATACTTCTCATTTGGTGGGAGAAGGCGGGGAGGTCCATCATAGTGAATATTGAACTTCTTGTGGAAGTCAACGACGTCTTCGGCGATTCCTCTCATAGTATTAAAGTGCCATGTCATTCCAGAGTTGGCTGCTGGACCAGGGTTGTTGGATGGTTTCAATGGGAGCAAATTTACGGTGGTGTGGTTGTGCTTTATCAACCAATTGGTGATGAGATGGGTCTTTCCTCAACTCCCATAGGCAGTTGCGCGATTGTGCTGGGAACAGTGGTGCGAAGATGCATGACAGAAAGTTCGTATCATAGTATTCACGAAGCTGGTTAAACACTTCACGAATATCTGGTGTTCCTCTACCATCTTCACCTGATGGCCACATTCCATGTGCTCCTTTAAGGTGATGCTCATAGTCCCTGATCGATGCGAATGTCCCATAGACATTCTCCACGATGAATCCATGGCGCTCAAATGCGGCACCCAGGGACTCGTAGAGCATCTCGTTAACATGATTGGCCGCGCAGTCGACACGGTTCCAGCACGGCGTGGAGATGAAGAAGCGTGCATCGTCAGAGGTCAAGTGCTTCATATGCTCAAGCATGGCGAACATCATCTTGGGCTCGACGTGCTCGAGGACCTCGAAGCAGGTGATGAGGTTGGGTAGATCAAAAGCACCAGCTTCCATGTGAGATTTACCAGGTTCTGATGTTCCCATTTCGCGAAGAACTGCTACATCCTCCTGAGTCAGTTCCAGGAAGTTCGTATTCTCCCACAACTTGTGTGGGAACTTCTGGGTCTTGGCGATCTTGGCAACTTCCTCATCGAGGATAGGTCCGACATCAACTCCGAGGTAGATCGCCGGGGCGAGCTTGGAGGAATATAGGGTCTTTGCGAAAGGAAGTTCTCGCCCACACCCAATGTCAAGAATCCGCGCCGTCTGGTATAGCTTTCGCTCATACAGGCGCTTGATAACGTGCGTCCACCGCAAGCAATGAGCGATGTAATCACGATGAATGAAGCCACGATCTTCAGCGTTATCGATGCTGAGATATGTCTTGTCGACTGATTTGCCATTTGCGTTCATAATAAAGTTTAGCGCCGCAAGTCATCTTCCGCAAGACTTCTTGCGGCGCAGTGCTGTCCAGTGTCGCCGGACTCTTCGCGTTTGCCACGTTTCGCGGAGTGCAAATTATTGAGGCGGACCGACTTAAACGGTCATTCGATTGCCGTGGTAATTATTCACGGGTCGCAGCCAAGACATGCTTGGAGGCTTTATCAGTTAAGCTACATCTCAGAACATCATTAAATTCTCTCGCCGTTAATGGTGGCGGTAACCTTCGGTCCGAGCTGCATGGGCTTCAGCTTCGCGTGGCACTCGTCATTCATGGAGTGGACCATCTCCTTGGCGAGTTGCTCAGTGCACTTGTTCGCACGAGCAATCAATCCCATCGCGACGAGCACACCACAATAGAACGCCTGCTCAATGTCCTTGCGGTGCTGCTCAGACGCGGCGACAATCGAGCCCTTGCGCCACCATTCGTCGAAAAGCGGCTGGATTAGTGGCTTATTCACGCTCATATTGTCCTTGTATGTGGTTGTTGAAGTGACGGCCAATCGATGGTGAGGAGATGAGATCGGCATGAACTTCCTTAGGAACGTTCAGGAAGGTGTATACGCTACCTTGATGGAATTTGACCTCCATCTTGAGGGTCTCCGGGTCATATACGATGGACGCGATAGCAGAAGATTTAACAGGTTGTCGTGTCATAGTTGTATTCTTTATTCTGACTAACTATATCACCCGTTTGATCGGATGTAAACCACAAATTTATTCACGGAATCGTGATATTCGATCCACTCGTGTTGGTGCCGTTGATCACATTCGATATCAATCCATTGGTGTCCTTATACATGATATACACCCCGCCACTCAGAACTCCGTCACCAGCGGAACCGAATACTGCGGTCAACTGTGTGCTACTCACGAAGGTCAGATTCATGTAATAGCCATTGAAGTCGAATCCACCAGCCACATCCTCGATATGCAACTTACCAAGTGTTGCTTGATCGAAACCACTACCAATGATGGTCAGGGTGTCAGTGGCAATATCAAATGATGTGGGAGTAATTGACGTAATCACCAAGGGCGATACGGGAATGCTAATTACTCCAGCTGCAAGTTCTCCAGCGAGCGCACTATCGATCGCCGCGAGCACCGTCTGTGCCCGCACAGCCAATCCATTTGGGTCAACATATGTGACAGTTCCACCACCAACCATATTGAATGTGATCGTCTCGGTAGCGAGGGAGTAACTCACGATATTGGCGAGTTGTAACCTCACCCCATCAGGCAGGATGATTGCTTGTGTCGATCTTGAAGAAACCATATCTCATTTTACAGCGAATAAACCAATTGTAAACAGGAAAATCACATATCGATTGGCGACCTGATTCCCGCAAAGACTGGTATGCGAGGCGCCTCCTTCTCCCCATACGCCTGGTGCTTGAAAGTAACGATCTTGCCCACCATAGCGTCCCTGTTGAGCCAGAACTCCTCACGCATCTGATCGGTGAACCCAGTGCCAATCTTGAACTTGATCTCTCGATCAATCATCAGCTCAACCACGAACGCACCTAATCTATTCTTACCAACCATATTCTCCTGGTGGCTGCTCCGCTCCTGTTGGCCAAGCAAGCCGATGACAGGGACGTTATTGTTCTGCATCTCCTCCTCGAAGGCCACAACCACTGCCTCTGATGTGGCGAATAACTTCCACTTGATGAGCCACCCCTGCCTGAATGTCGATCTGCCATACTTGTATGGCGAGTGGAGCATATCCCTAAAGCATATGCCCTCGTGACCATCAGCGATGCACTTGGCCATGAATGCCTGCAACTCCTCAGGGCTGTCACACCGGGTTGGCAAGACCTTGACACAGAATGAAGGCAACTCAAGCTGCTCCAACATCTTCACTCGCTCCGTGTATTGCAGTAACAGTGGACTACTGTCTCGGTCGATATTGCAATCAAATACATGGAACTTGAAGTTGGGACGTCCGGCGTGGGCCATAACATCTGATTGTATGGCATGAAAGTCCCTGGGCCGACAGATGTTGTCTAGGAGGTCCCTCTCGCTATACGTCATGATCTCACCATCGATGTATGGGATGCAGGTGCTGATGCGATGGCGGATGTAATCATTAGGCACACGCTTCAATGACCGACACAGTGGCATGGATGTCGGCTGGGCGATTGCTGCCTGATTATGAGGAATCTGATTGTAGGCAATAAAGTGGTGGAACTCGATGGGAGATAGGACCTCAGCGCCTGGCGTAGTCACACACCTGATACCGTCCAGCTTCGGCGTCGCGAGAACAGGGTATCTTAGGGAGCGTAGTTGCTTATGAAGCATTTCATCGCTGTCCCTAGGACTGACTAGGGATGCAGCTAACATTGGTTTGAAGTCTCGGCTATACATAAATTCTGGATTCTAGTCTACCCTCACCACAATGACGTAGTGAGGGCAGGTGTGGAATCCAGCAACTTACTGAGCCGCGGGAGCTTCATCAGCCGGGGCGACCGGAGCCGCGCCCTTGACGATCACGATCATGCCGGCGTCAACCATGGGCTTCTGGTAGTAGCTCACGATACGACCAACCGGCTGGCGGGTCACGAGGCCAGCGGCCGGGAGCTTCTCACAGAGCTCCTTGCGCGTGCAGCCATCCGGGCCGATCGCTTCCAGGAGGTTCGCGATCACCTTGACCTGCGGGGTGTTGCAGGGGACGATCTCACCCTTGGCATTCTTGTGGGTCAGCGGGGACGCCTTGCCATCGACAAACACGCGCTTGAAGATGTCAGCGCCGTTCGGTTCCTTCGGACCCTTGCTCTTGGGAGCAACGGCCGGGGCGGTCGTGCCAGTGGTTTCGGCGGCCGGAGAGGGCGCCACAGCGGATTTGGTTACTTTTGCCATATGATTTGTTCTTTCGATTTGTTCTTGTTTGTTACTGACGTTTGTCACCGTCATTGAGACCACTGTATCATGTCATTGACTGCATGTATACAGGGAAATTATGCATAATCTTATCCGATATGCGCGGGTTTAGATTGTTGTAAACTTGGAAATGATTGTCCCGCTTTATGCTTTGCGATATGCCGGGCTGTGTCTATCGCATCCTGGCGATCATCAGTGAAGTAACCACTGATCTCGAATTCTTTAGTTTCAGGGTGCCATTTACATGGAACACCAAGTATCTTACAATGTTTCTTAATATCAGATATTGTTATCATGGAATTATCATATCACAATGTCATCACCAAGTAAACGATAATATGTCTAGCGTGCCTAGGTGTTAAACGGGGTGTAATAAGACATAATTACACTCATCTCAAAATATCCTGGTGGGTGCGGACCGACCTGGCGGCGGACACGGGCCATCGCCCGACCTGGCGGTCAATTTAAGTTTCTTGTCCGCGTCTGTGCGGACAACAAATGTCAGATATGCATCACGCGAGCGAAGCGAGCAACTAATTCGGGATTATGTGAACTAAAATAGCCTCGAGATTGCTCCCGAGGCTATGAGATTAGAATAAGCTGCGTTTGGTGAGAAGCATGATAATGATTAGAATCCAGAGTCCTCCCCAGATTGCCATGAGCTTCCAAAAGCAGATGCGCCTGATTCTGTCGCGTTCCTTGATTGGATCGTTCATGGATTGTATGCTTTCATTGTGGCTTGTAATAAGATCAAGGGTAAATTTGCTATCATGATGGCTCTGTATTGGTGCCATTGTCCTTGATTAGTTTGTAAGTATCCTGAATCCCAGAATTTTTCGTCTGCTTTGTCCCATGGGATTTCAGATGTGAGAATGCCATCACCGTCGGTATTTAGAATGTGGACTTGAATGACTTTTGGGTCTTCAGGCATTCGTTCGAAGAGCGGTGTGGCATATATGCTGAATGGATGTTGTGAGCAAGACCAGCAGATGCAACCTGATGGTTCAAGTTTATATGTCCATTCTTCAGTGATGTTGACTGGAGATGCGATTTGTGTGAATGGTGGCATAGTGTTATTTGTGTATGAGGTTGAACGAGATCATGCCACCAGTGAGATCGCGAATTAATTCTCGAATTGCTGGCGTGATTGTTGTTCTACCAGTGAGTTGTTGGATGATCTTGTATGGTCCAGGTGGTGTCTGACTCACGTATTCGTGAGTGACACCGTAGTGCTGTTGAACGTAGTAATCAATTATGATGCGATTGCGTTCAATGAAGTTGTCAGCGATGATGCAGGGAATCCATCCGCAAGTCCCTGTGTTGTGAATTCCTGAGAATCCCACAAATCCGTAGTGATCAACACCAGAGAATGGTGCAATCTTGGTAACTTCGACCTTGAAGTCTCCAGGGAGCACGATGGTATCTCGCTCTTTGTATTTGTGTGGCATAGTGTTAGTTCCTGGTGATGATGCCCTCGCTGATCAAGTTCGGGCGGTAGTATTGAAAGATGCGCCACGGGTCCTGCTTGGTGTGAAGTTCTCCGGCGTTGTCGATGACGTATTGTTTGAGGACTTCTTCGGTGACGAATTGGTCCTCCGTATCCGGGATGATGTTCTTCGCGAGACAGTCCTTGAGCAACTTGAGGCACGCCTTGGCCTGAGGCGTCTTGAGATTTTCGACATTGCCCTTGCCTGTGAGCCGATATTGACAGAGGCCGATGGTGGACTTTCGACCTGACGCGGAGACAGGGACTTGATTGGAGCGGCGATCTACTGCGAGGGAGATCATTTTCGCCCAAACGTATTGCGCAGTGACCGTGGGGTCTTGCTTTTTATCAGGAGACACTTTGAAGAAGTTCTCGTGATATGCGAGCATGGTTTGGATGCCAAGGTCAAGGAGATCTCCGATGCCGTTGAAGCGCTTTTGGATGGCTTCCTTGATGATGTGGACTGACTGTGCATTGTCGAAGATGTAGAAGAGGAAGTGAACGTCCTCGACGACGTAGCAGTTTTGGTTTTTGGTGATGTCCAGGCCCTGGTAGATGTCGGGAGTGGATTTGACTTGTTTTTGTTGTTTTGCCATATGGTTATTTAGTTGATGTTACGTTGTTATTTGTTAAGGATGGGGACAAAGTTGCGATTGAAGGCTCGCTTGATGAAGATTTGCCAGCGGCCCCAGAATTCTGCGCGTGCGACTGAGAGGTCGTTAGCATATACGATAAACTTGTCTTCGTCCTTGGTGAGTGGTTTACCGTTGATTGTGAGATCCTTGTAGCCGAATGCGTATTCAGTAGACGTGAGTCCCGAGTCATGGTCGTCACGTGACTGTGTGTCTGCGATGCGTTCGACATAGGGTGTTCCTGTGATGATGATCGTGTTGCGTTGATTTGTTTTCATGATTTCTTTTTACAGAATGGGAGCCAGTCCGGTCGCCCCTCCCTAATCTTTGGGCGATCATCGCTAGAAACTATGATGACAGGCGAAATGCACGCCTTCGCGTGCCACCGACTGGCGACATAGTTTGCTTTCTAGCGATGAAGGACTGGTGAGCAGGAAATCATGAAAACATAGCAATGCAATATGAGCATTGTAGCATGGAAAACTGATGTATGTAAACAGGAGAATAATATCCCGATATTAGTGAGAAAATTATATCTAAGTTGTTACTATAGAATAATATGTATAAAAGATTGTATTATGTTATTAGGTGTATTAACCAAGGGACATAAAAAGTTGTGATATTGAGTTTTTAATGAGTTTTTAGTTAATAACATAATAATATGGTGTATAAAAGTGAGCCTTTATATTGCTTTGTAATTATAATAAAAATCATATTGCTTCACTAATATCGGGATATAATATGGTATAATCTGCCCGCAAGTGCTGTAAAAACGGTGTAAGATTTGATCATAATTGGTAAAGAATGGCATTTCTACTTAATATCACTCTCGGGTGATGGTCTTGCATAGTGCGGCATATGTATTTATCGAAAGTGATATTAGGTAGATTACCATGGTTAAAATCTGATGCAAGATTTTGAATGGAGGTTGTTGGATGAGGGACGGGTGTCGTGAGTTTGGATAAAATGCTCATCACTCATCTTGCACGATCAGTATGTTCCTGACTCACGGCCCTCATCACACGGCTCACGCCAAGAGTGCCCCTATCCAGGACCACTGTGCCGTGAGGCATCAGTCAACTATCCGTGAGAATCGTATTGTCGAGCATGCCCAGGGGGCCCTTTTTGACGTGTCCGGACGAGGACACCATGCCCCAATCTCCAGTGCCCAATCCAGCATCATCGGGGAATCATTATCAATTATTCCCGTTTACAGCAACATCATCAGGGACTATATTGTAATCTCTGTGAGACGCATGGGCGTGGTGGTCAGTTTCTAACAGGTCTGGCTGCCACGTCCAGCGACACAGAATCTCCCATGCTAGAAAATCAAGTCCTAACCGTGGAGCAAATGCGCGCCGTCCTTGGAGGACAGAAGGTGCCGCCGACGCCCAAAGAGACAGCTGCCCTCGGGCAAAAGCTTGATGTTGTCCAGAAACAGATTGAGCAATTGCGCGCCGCCAAGGCCGCGAAGAAGATGACTCCATCGGAAATTCGCCAAGGGCTGGACTTGCTGATGCAGAAGTATAACTACTCTCCGCTCGAGAATCTCATCATAACTTCACAACAGACAGACAATGAGTCCCTGTCTACCAAGATCGACATGTTCTTGCTGGAATTCCTACTGCCGAAGTTGAAGAGTGTTGAGGTATCAGGACAGGTAGATCACACGCACACCGTGGTGATTAGACGATTTGGAAGTGATGGTCGCATCGAGGACACGCCGGTTAAGCGGCTTCCGGGGGCTCCCATCTCGGACCCGAGCACGCGGAAGATCATGACGGAAATAGACGCGGAGGTATCCCGTGGGTGAGATCGTTTTGCCATACAAGTGGGAGCCTCGTGCTTATCAGCACCAGGCCTGGGAGTATATGGAGGGGGACCAGGAGGGCAAGCGTGCCGCGTGTGTTTGGCACAGGCGTGCTGGCAAGGACTTGATGGCGATCAACATCATCAGCGTGAAGAGCCAGGAGCGTGTGGGATTATATTGGCACTTGCTACCCACATATAAGCAGGGGCGCGCGATTGTTTGGAATGGAGCGACGAGGAATGGTCGTGCTTTCCTCGACCACTTCCACCCGGACCTGGTGGACAGTAAGAACAGCACGGAAATGCGGATCACCTTCAAGAATGGAAGCCAATATCAAGTTGTTGGAACGGATGACATCAACTCACTCGTTGGCACAAATCCTATTGGGTGCGTCTTCTCTGAGTATTCGCTCCACGACCCTGGTGCATGGGACTACATCCGTCCGATTCTGCTGGAAAACGGGGGTTGGGCCCTCTTCATTTACACCGCTCGTGGGAGAAACCACGGTTACAACCTTATCGAGATGGCCAAGCGGCACAGAAAGTGGTTCTCTCAAATCCTGGTGGCTGGGAACAACGGCACAAAGAGGGAGGACGGGAAGCCGGTCTTCACTGATGAGATGATCCAGGAGGAGCGCGATACGGGAATGCCTGAGGAGATGATTCAACAGGAGTATTTTTGTAGTTTCGAGGCTCCCTTTGTGGGTGCCTATTACGGGCAGCAGATGCTCAAGGCGGAGAAGGATGGCCGAATCTTGGAAGATATTCCCTATGATCCGAAACTCCCAGTCCACACGTGGTGGGACCTTGGAATGGATGATAGCACCACGGTCGTATTTGTGCAGTTCTACGGAATGGAAATTCGCATCATTGACTACTACGAAAATTCAGGAGAAGGATTACAACATTATGCAAGAGCCCTTGCTGGACAAGTTGATGGGGGAGAACATCGTCGAGATTACTTTTACGGAAGTCATCTTGGACCCCACGATATCGAGGTTCGGGAGCTTGGTAGTGGTAAATCTCGACGGGAAACAGCCAAATCACTTGGAATTAAATTTACTGTTGGGAAGCAACATGAGGTTCAGGATGGCATAGAAGCCGTCAGGTCCCTGTTGTCCCGGTGCTATTTTAGCAAGAAGCATTGCGAACGTCTCATTGAGTCGTTGCGCCAGTATCGTAAGAAGTGGGATGAGAACAATAAGGTTTTCATGAACCATCCGCTCCATGATTGGACGTCTCATGGGGCGGATGCATTTCGCACAGGTGCCATGGGAATGAAGGATCGCCCCAAGTTTAACAAGAAGCCACAGGAGAGAGCTATCGATGAATTCAACTACGTGGGATATACTACGTAAGATGTATGAGAGATCAGAGCGCAATTTCGACACTGACTTGGCGTATTACCAAGAGCATGGCTACGTGTTTGATGGCGGTCATTATCTACTCATGGGTCGCGCAGTGGGTGATTATGGGTGGTTCATCCATCTGGCTATCGGCAAGAATGGTCTGCAAGAGTTTGTTAATCACATGCCATACTATTTGCCGCACATTGGGTTTTCTCGTGACCCCAGTGGAGTTGGCGAAGTTAAGTGGTATTCAACCGAAAAACTAGTGAGGAAAATATGCAAATCAAATTGAAGTATCGCAAAGAGTATATGCAGGGTGGATTTGGTGGCAGTGTTCCGGCTCCGCCGAAACCACCGGCTCCACCAACCAAGGACGTGGCGGCAACGAACCTGTTGACACAGGGTGCGAAGAAACCTGTCCTTGGATTCGACTCAACCAACAAGGGCAACAACAACTCGTCAAAGACTCAGGTCAAGACGCTACTTGGAGAATAGTATGACTGACCCAACTGCCAGTTTCGTGATGCAGCGCTTCGATAAGATGCGCAGCATTCGTGCTCCATTTGAGACAGATTGGCAGGACGTTCGGTATTTCGTCAGGCCAATCACTCAATACGCGTCATTCAGCCCGCAATTGCAGTTCTACACTGTGATGCCGGAAACAATGTATGATGGCACGGCGCCTAGTGCGCTTGGTGAGCTTGCCTCCGCACTGCACTCATATCTGAGCAATCCGGCCGAGCGTTGGTTTGACATTCAGCTCGAGGGTGATAATCCGTGGTCTCAGGACCCATCAGTCACTGAGTGGCTGCAGACAGTGAGTGATCTGATCTACACGCACTACCAGCGTGAGGGGTCCATGATCAACCTCGCCCTGCATGAGGCTTACATGGACATTGGCTCATTTGGCACTTGCGTGCTGAATCAAGAGTGGGACCAAGACACCAGGAGTATTGTGTTCGCAGCTCGCCCCCTACAGATGTGCTACTTCACTGAGAACAGTAAGGGGCGCATTGACTCAGTGTGCAGATATTTCGCATGGACCCTTCGCCAAATTCAACAGGAGTTTGGTGAAATTCCTGCGGGCGTCATGAAGTATTCTGACGACCCAGACAAGTTATTTGATGTGGTTCACTGGGTTGGGCCTCGTGAGGACCGCAATCCTCGCAAGTTGAATGCGAAGAATAAGCCCATCGCAAGTATTTGGGTGTGTGCTACCACACATGAAACACTCCTTGAGTCGGGGTATGATAGTTTTCCATACCATGTCGCCCGGTGGACTAAACTCGCTGGTGAGGTGTATGGTCGCAGTCCCGCTAAGCAGTGCTTGCCTGACATCAAGATGCTGAACACCATGGAGAAGACTGTCCTGAAGGCAGGGCAAAAGATCACTGACCCGCCTCTGGTGCTCACGCATGAGTCATTCATGCTTCCCATCAAGACGAGTCCAGGCAGTTTGATCTATCGCGAGAATGAGGAGGCAAAGATCGAACCTCTCATCACTGGCGCAAATTTACCGTGGGCTGAGGAGAAGTGCGAGCAAAAGCGCAAGTTCATCAAGCAGTGCTTCTACTCCGATTGGATTCGCATGGAGAAGGACAACGTGGAGATGACGGCGTATGAGGTGCAAGATCGTCGCGATGAGAAATTGCGCCTATTGGCACCAATCTTTGGACGCATAGCCTCTGAGCTCCTGGCTCCAATGATCTCTCGCAGTTACCACTTGCTTGACTCACATGGCCTGATTCCACCTGCCCCAATGCAGATCAGCAATGCCAAGCTCAAGGTTGGCTATCTGAGTCCGGCCGCTATCGCCCAATCTGGGGCTAAGGCTGTGACAATCAGTCGGTTCATCAATGATTTGGCGCCACTCGCCCAGATCAATCCCGATGTCTTGGATGCTGTTGATTTGGATGCGACCGCTCAGATGCTGGCAATCGCTCGTGGAGTGCCGAAGCGCATGCTTCGCAGTCCTGAGGACTTGGCGAATTTGCGCCAACAGAAACAACAGGCCGCCCAGATGCAGCAACTCGCACAAACTGCGGAGCCAATCAGTAAGGCTCTCAAGAATGTGTCTGACGCACAAGCCCAATAATCATGGACATCGTTGAAAAATTCGACAAGATGGTTGACATCCTGATGAGGAGACGTCGACGCCACCAGTCCTATGCCCAAGTATTTGGGACACCAGAGGGGCAACTTGTTCTTGAGGACATCCTCAAGAATGGGTTTGCCACTGAAACCACTTTTGTGAGGGGAGATCCCGAGCAAACCATCTTGAATGAGGGCAGTCGCCGGTTGGCGCTGTCAATCCTCAAGATGGCAAAAACAAACCATAGCGACAGAATAAGAGAGATCGAAAAACAACTACAAGAACAAGGAATCCAATTATGAACACATACCGCAGAATCCTACGCGACGCAGCACCACCTGAGGGTGGTAATGGTGGTGGTCAACCTCCGGCTGGTGGCACTCCGCCATTGAATGATTTCGTCAAGGGGTTGCCGGCTGATTTGCAGACTGAGAAGTGTCTGCACAACATGACTGATGCCGCGACATTGGCCAAGGGGTATGTGCATGCCCAGAAGATGATTGGCGCCAAGCGCGTTGAGGCACCGCTTCCCACGTGGGGTGACAATGAGTGGAATGGCTTCTATGAAGCTGCTGGCCGTCCGAAGACTCCTGACGCATACGTCCCACCGAAGATCGATGGACTTCCGGAGATTAAGACTGATGATCCCCGCTGGAAGAAGACTGCTGAAGTCCTCCACAAGGCGGGTCTCACCCAGCGTCAGGCGGAGCCCATCCTCAAGAGTTATCTCGAGGGTGAGATGGAGGTTGCCAAGATGCAGCAACAAACTGCTGAGCAGAAACGCATCGAGGCTGAGACCGCCCTCAAGAGCGAGTGGGGTGACAAGTATGATGCAAATCTCGATCTCGCTAAGGCAGTGGTCACCAAATTCGGTGATGAGTCTCTGATGACTTACATCCAGGAGCAGGGCGGTAACGATCCCCGCCTAATCAAGTCCCTGGCCCGCATCGGTGCGGCCATGATGGAGGACAAGTCGCGTGGTGGTAATGCTGGTGATGCATTGCAGATCACTGATGCTACTCGCGCAACGCAGGAAATCAATCGTCTGAAGACTGACAAGGATTTCCAGTCAGCTCTAACGAACCGTGATCATCCGGGTCATAAGGCCGCTGTTCAACAGTGGCAGAATCTCTTCAAGGTCGCGACTCCCAAGGGTGAGGTCGCTCCCTCGTAAGATGCAGTAAACCAAAAAACAAATAAACATATGGCCGAAAAACCGAAGAAACAAGAAGAACCACAAACCACTGCCAGTAAACCTGGCCAGCGTGTTAAGTGGGAAGATAATGTGGTGGGTGGATTCACTGGGACTGTGATCTCATCTGATGGCAATAAAGCGCTCATTGCTCAAGACAGTCCGTGCCACGCCAAACCTGTGGTTGCAGTGGATGAGGATCTCCTGGAGATTGTTTAAACAGGAATAAATTATCCCGACACTCGTATGTTTACATACGAGTGTTTTTAGTTTATAGTGATCTCGATGGACAACCGGGATACGTCCCGAGCCGATCTGATGGCAGTAACCTGCTCAGCTCAAGCGTGCTGCAGAACGTTAAGCGGAATCCTCTTGGGGACAACTCAGCTGACCGACAGTTTAACACACTCTCTGTTATGAGTTTTTCAATTGACACGGCGCTGGTGAATGCCTATCGCGCCAACATTGAGATTCAGTTCCAGCAGATGGGTTCCCGCTTTCGCCCTCGCGTTCGCGTTGAATCCCAGCACGCGGAATATGAATTCTATGATCGTATCGGCCCGGTCGATGCGGTTGAAGTGATTAACCGGCACTCGGACACACCTCTGGTTTCAACGCCCCACGATCGTCGGCGCGTTGGTCTTCGGAGCTTTGATTGGGCGGACCTGATTGATAATTGGGACCGCATTCGCATGTTGGCTGACCCGACCTCTCCGTATGTCACCAACGCAGTCTACTCACTCGGTCGTTCAATGGACGACACTGTGATTCAGGCCGCGTTCGGAACGGCCTACTCTGGTGTGTCTGGCTCCACCTCTGTGGCGTTCCCTGCGACTGGCGTTATTGCCGTTGACTATGTGGAATCCGGCACGGCGGCGAACTCCAACCTCACGGTTGGCAAGCTCCGCAAGATTCGTTACTTGCTGAGCAAGGCTGAAGCCACCACCGACATGCAGGCTGATCTGACCATCGTGGTCGACCCCAGCCAAATCCAAGCACTGCTCCGGCAGACGGAAGTCACGAACTCCGATTACAACACCGTTAAGGCGTTGGCGTCCGGGGAGATTGACACCTACATGGGATTCAAGTTCGTTATCAGCAACCGTCTTCAGACGGATGCCAGTGGTTACCGCAAGGTGATCGCGTTCGAACGCCAGGGTTTGTTGCTCGCCATCGGTGAGGAGATCAAGGTCGATGTTGGTCCTCGGCGCGACAAACGTAACAGCATCCAGGTCTATGTGTCTGGCATGTTCAACTCCACCCGCATGTGGGAGGCGAAAGTCTACCAGGTGCTGTGTGACGAAACCAAGTAAGGTGATCTATGCACAGATTTACCTCAGCACTCGTTAGCACGGGAGACCGTGAGGACAATGCCTTGGCTACGGCGACCACGGAAGCCTTAGTCAATGCTGCGATCGCTGGTCGTCAAGTCAACATTGACCTTGCGGAGGTAACGGAGGTTCAACTGCGTGGTATCCACCAGTATATCAGGGCCTGCGCCCTGGGAACTGACACTTCGTCAGTTGAGACCGCCATCTCTGCAATCATCTAACCACACAACCTGAAAGGAATCAAGCAATATGGCAGCTACAACCATTAGCGGTTACTCGGCCGAGCTGAATCAGGGTCCTCCTGGACAGCCCAACGTGTATCAGCCGCTCAAGCCGAATCAGTATCAAGGTCGGCTTCGTATCAGTGAGTTCACCCTGACTCTCGCGAGTCAGGTTTCTGGAACGAGCTTCGCAGTCATGAAACTGCCTGCGCGCGCTCGTATCATCAGCGGCGGAATCATTGCCAGTGCCACCCTCGCCAACAGCGCCACGCTCTCCGTGGGTCTTGCTGCGGCGGATGGTCTGGGTTACATTGATGATGCCCTGGCAACTGGACCTGGTCTCAAGACTGATCGCAGTGCGGTCACGACTGGGACTCCCGTGTCCGATGGAACCGCACTCCTCAAGGCGGCGGCCGTTCAGAGCACTACGTTCGTGGGTTTCGCCCTCACGCAGGCTCTTGGCTACCTCTACGAGACGGCCAAGGAGGTGTATATCACCTTGACCACGGGCACTGGCACGGTCTCCACGGAAGTGGTGACTGGTCACTGCATCTGGGTGTTGGACTAAGCCGATAGGTGAGTGGCGGCACCTTAATTCCGCCACACTAATTTTATGCCTGCAGGCGAACAAACATTCAACGCGGCATGCTTGCCGATAGCGAACAGTGCCCTCACTCTTGTGGGCACTCGTTTACTTTCTACTGTAAACGATACTTCTAAGGAGGCTGTCCTGATGAGGATGAATTGGGACACCTACAGACGCGCAGTTCTGCGCGATGGACTTTGGAAGTTTGCCAAGGAGATGGTTGTCCTCACTGCTGATGCTGATTACACCGCTGAGTTCAGCTATGCGAATCGTTATCCACTTCCTGCTGACTTCTTGAGATTGGTGTCATTCAATGATCTGAAGGGAAATGCTGATGGGGGCATTCCACCATATCAAGTCATGAATGGTTACATCTACACGAACATGGGATATGCGAATCTTGTCTATATCTCTGATGTGCTTGATGCCACCGCATTTGACCCACTATTCTGTGAGTCCCTGGCCGGCTACATTGCTGCCAAACTGTGCAACACACTGACTGGATCACCTGGTGGCGCACAGGCTCTTGAAGCTGAATACAGGAAAGCTAAGCAACGGGCCAAGTTCGCTGGGGCGACGGAGGACCCGTCAGAACAGCTTGATATTGATGTTTGGATGCAATCTCGTGTTGGTGCCACATCCCTTAATCGCGATCCAGATTTCGCTGAGGGTGGACCCCTATTTCCATGAGGCAGAATACCATACAGACTAACTTCACAGCCGGTGAGATCTCACCGCTGATGTATGGTCGTGTGGACATCAATAAGTATGTCAATGGGGCGAAAACTCTTCGCAACATGATTGTTCGTCCACAGGGTGGGGTGTGCCGCAGATCTGGGACTCAGTTCATTGGTGCAGCAAAAGCCACCACTGCGACACGAATCATCAGTTTCGTGATTTCCAACACTGTGT